TATCAAGTTCCGGCCACCTAGCGGCGGATTGAGCTTCGGATATGAAGCAACCATCTTGGCCGACATCTGCGATGTAGTTCTGGCTGCGCGCCGAATGGCCCATGCCGCGTATTTGGCGAAAAAGCGTGAAATCCATCCCGGTTGCACTATTTGAATAGCTATTGAAGCAAAACCTGCCAGCTGCACGACCCCCGGGACTTCTCTTCCTTTGCCCGGTTCTGGAAGGCAAGGCAGGCCCCACCGACCCTGGGTAAAAGGTCGGCCCCCTTAAGCAAACAGAAGCCGGGCGACCTCGGCGGAAGGTGAGCTATGACCCACAACTGCAAATGCTGCGGCGCGCCAATTTGCGCAGACGCATGCGAATACTGCCTGCAAGACACGGGCAAGACCTTCGTTACATTTGAGCGCCTAGTGACTCTGTCGCAGGACTACGCCGCCTTCTTCCGGCATGTCCACGGCGCTGCGGAAGCGCGTCTCTATTACAGAGGGCGAGAGGTTGTCTGCTATGCCTGAAATCAGACAGCGAACAGACAGGAAAGCCCCAAAGAGTGCGTTCAAGCCCGGGCAAAGCGGCAACCCAGGAGGGCGTCCCAAGAAAACCCAGGAAGAGATCGACCTGATCGCTGCCTGCAAGTCGAAGGCTGGTGCAGCTCTTGAGACCATCCTGCAAATCATGGCAACTGGAGCAGAAAAGAATCGCCTTGCGGCCGCTCAGGTCGTCATCGAGCGCGCCTATGGCAAGCCAGTCCAACCGCAAGACATTGATTTGAAGGGCCACCTCGCCGTCGCATCTATCCGCCCCAAATTGACGCGCGAGGAATGGTTGGCCAGCCTCGTGAAGTGAGCGCTGAACTTTGGCGCCCGCAGATCGGCCCCCAGCAAATCGCCATAGAGGCCGACTGGTGCGACGAGCTTTTCTTTGGCGGGGCGCGCGGTGGCGGCAAATCCGACTTCCTCTTGGGTGACTACCTCGAGGACATCCATCTAGGCGCGGCCTGGCGCGGCATCCTATTCCGCAAAACCTACCTGGAACTTGAAGAACTCCAGATCCGCGCCACCGAGATTTTCCCTGCCTACGGCGGCACCTACAAAGTCACCAAGAGCGTTGACTTCCCCTTCAGCAACTGCTGGTACTTCCCGGGCGGCGCAACGCTCAAGATGCGCTATCTGGAGCATGAGCGTGATGCGGACGGCTACCAGGGCCACCAATACACATGGATCGGCTTTGACGAGCTGACCAACCACGCGACGCCATACGGCTACAACAAACTCAAGGCCTGCCTGCGCAATTCGCACGGCATTCGCGGGCGTATCCGGTCGGGCGGCAACCCTGGCGGCAAGGGCCACATTTGGGTCAAGGCGCGATTCATTGACTGCGCCGCACCATACACGCCATTTGATGACCCTGAAACCGGCCTGACGCGGCTTTTCATTCCGTCTCGTATAACAGACAACAAATACCTGAAGGACAACAAGCAATACATCTCGCTGCTGAAATCCTCGGGCTCCGTCGAATTAGTCAAGGCTTGGCTTGATGGCAACTGGGATGTTATTGCCGGCGCGTTCTTCGATTGCTGGAGCCGCGACAGGCATGTCATCAAGCCGTTTGAGATTCCTAAGGCGTGGCCCAGGTTCAGATCATTTGACTGGGGGTCGGCAAAGCCATTCAGCGTCGGCTGGTGGGCTATTGCTGATGGAGATGGAGAAATTCCCCGCAACGCCATCGTGCGCTATCGGGAATGGTACGGGGCATCGGAGCCGAATGTTGGTCTGAAGCTGACCGCGGAGGCCGTGGCTGACGGCATCTTCTGGCGCAGTGCCGGTGAGACCTATATATATAGCGTGGCCGACCCAGCCTGCTGGAAGGTTGACGGCGGCCCATCAATCGCTGAGCGCATGCTCCTGCATGGCGTCGTCTTCCGCAAGGCCGACAACCAGCGCATCAACGGCTGGGACCAAATGCGTCAGCGCTTCGAGGGCGACGAGAAGCCCATGGTTTATTGCTTCGAAACTTGTGTAGACAGCATCCGGACCATCCCACTCCTTCAGCATGACGAGGTACATGCCGAGGATTTGGATAGCGAGATGGAAGACCATGCGGCCGACGACTGGCGCTATGCCTGCATGTCGCGGCCCTGGCAAAAGCCAGTTCCCAAGCCGCTGGGCGAACTCAAAGGCCCGCATCAGCGCACCTTCAACGAAATCATGAAACGCCAGGCGCGCAAGCGCGTGGAGGACCAGTAATGCAACAGACCATCTTGAGCTACGGCAGCGCCGCTGCTGTCACGCCCAGCGACACGACCATCATCAATTGCCGCGCGATCTATGTCGGCGGAGCCGGGAACGTGGCCGTCAAGACCATCGCGGGCGCAACTGCCGTCACGATTGTTGCCCCTCCGGTGGGCACCATCTTGCCCATCATGATCGACGGCGGCCAGATCATGGCCACCAACACCACCGCGACCAACTTGGTGGCGCTGGCCTAAATGGCTGATGAGATCGCCAATGCCGAGTCGCTAGAGACGCCGGCAGACCTCGGCGAAAAGCCAGAGGCAGTTGCTTCGCGCTGGAAGCTTGAGCTGAAGTTGGCGGAGAAGCGCGAGCGGGATTGGCGCAAGAAGGCCAAAGAGATTTACGAGATCTACACGCCGGATAAGCCGGCCGTGAACAGTTTCAACATTCTTTGGCCGAACACCGAGACGCTCCGGCAGGCGGTTTACAACTCACTGCCCGACCCGCAGGTGCGCAGGCGCTATCAGGACGCCGACCCGCTGGGCAAAGCCGTTGGCGAGGTGCTGACGCGCGCCGCTGAGTTCAGCCAGGACACCTACGACTTCGACGCTGTCCTGAAGGCAGATGTCCTGGCCATGCTGCTTCCCGGACGCGCGGTCAGCCGAGTGCGCTATGTGCCAGAGTTTCAAGAGATCAAGCCCGAGGGCGACGGTAGCTCGCCGGCAAGCGAGAAACAGCCTCAGCAAGGCGAGCCCTACGAGGAAATCTCCTGGGAGCAGGTCGTTTGCGAAAACATCCAGTGGGATGACTTCCGCATCCTCTGCGCGGCCAAGACCTGGGACGAGGTGACCGCCATCGGCATTCGCCACCGCCTGCATCGCGAGGACTGCATAGAGAAGTTCGGCAAGGAAATCGGGGACAAGGTGCCGATGGACAGCGCCGACGATGAGGATGTCAAGCGATCAGACGACACCAAAGACCTATTCAAGACTGCCGAGGTCTGGGAAATCTGGGACAAGGAGAAGAAGCAGGTCCTGTTCATCTGCCCGACCATGCAGACGCCGTGCAAGACGCAGCCGGACCCGCTCAAACTGGTCAACTTCTTCCCAGTGCCGCGTCCACTGTATGCCATCGAGAACAATACCACGCTGATTCCCGCGCCGCTCTATACCCAATATGAGCAGCAGGCCAAGGAGCTGAACCGCATCAGCGCGCGCATCAACAAGCTGATCGACACGCTCAAGGTCCGGGGCATTTACGATGCCACGCTGACCGAGTTGTCCGAACTGATGGAGGCCCGCGAGAACAAGCTTGTCGCCTCGACCAACGTCACTGCGCTGCTGGACCGCGGTGGTCTGGAAAAAGCCATCTGGATGATGCCTATCGACACTGCAGCCATGGTGCTGAAGGAGTTGTATGCGCAGCGCGACCAGACTAAACAGGTCATCTACGAAATCACCGGCATCAGCGACATCCTGCGCGCCGCGACCGACCCCGACGAAACCAAGGGCGCTCAAGTCCTCAAGGCGCGCTGGGGCACGCAGCGCCTGCAGCGCCTGCAATTGGAGGTCCAACGCTACATCCGCGACCTGATCCGCCTCAAAACCGAGATCATCGCCGAGAAATTCCAGATGGAGACGCTGGAGAAGATGACATTGGTCAACCTTCCCCACGACAGCGACGTGCAGGCCGCACAAGCCCAATATCAGGCGCAGATGGCGCAGTATCAGGCATTGATGGCGCATGCGCCGCAGGGACCGGCCAGCCCACCGGGTCAGCCCGCTGCGCCAGGGCAACCTAGCCAGCAGCCTCCTCCACCTCCGCAGCAGCCACAGCTAGGCCCCGACACCGTGACCTGGGAAAAGGTCATGGAGGCCATGCGCAACGATGCCACGCGCACCTATCGTGTGGACATTGAGACCGACAGCACGCTTGCCGCCAGCCAGGATGCCGACTTTGAGGGCCTGAATCAGGTTTACACCGCAATCGGCGCCATCCAGCGAGAATTCGGCCCGATGGTGCAGCAGGGCGACATGCCGATTGATGTCCTCAAGGAGATGATGCTTGTCGTCACGCGCCGGTCGCGGATGGGAAGCGCCATTGAGGACGCCATTGAGAAAATCCAGCAGCCGCAGCCGCAGCCAAGCCCCGAGCAAGTCAAGGTGCAAGGCGATCTGCAGATTGAGCAGGCGCGCGGCCAAAACGCGCTGCAACTAGAGAATGCCAAGCAGCAGGGCGCCGTCCAAGTCGCTCAGATAGAGGCCGGCCTGAAAGATCAGCAGCACCAGCGCGAAACCATGCTGCAGCAGCAAGCCGACCAGGCCGACGCGCAACGGGACATGCAGCAAGCGCAATTCACGCAGCAGGTTCAAGCGGCGCAGGTTCAGCAGCAGAACGAGCTAGAGGCACAGCGCCAGCAGCACGACAGCCAGTTGCAGGCGCTCCTTGAGACGCAAAAGCAGCAGCACACCGCTGCCCTCCAAGCCCAGAAAGAGGAAAGCGCCCTGGCGTTGAAGGCCATGGAGCATCAGCATGAGCAGGCACTGAAAGACAAAGACCTTTCGTTCGAGCAGTGGAAGGTCATGTACCAGGGCAATGTCACCATCGCCGCCGCCCAGGTCAGCGCCAAGAAGGATGACCGCCCGTCGCTCGCCGGCGCCGAGGACGAGGCCAATGTTGATCTTGGGGGCGACGCGACATCCCCGGATGGAGAAGCTCCAGCTGCGGAGCCCGCGCCCGACCCCATCCATGAGAAGCTGGACAGCCTCGCGCAGCTTGCCATGCAAGCCATGCAAGCCATGCAAGCCATGCAAGCCATGCAGCAGCAAATGTCCGCGCCACAGACCAAGCGCCTTGTGCGCAACAAGGCCGGCAAAGCGACCCACGTCGAAATCAACGGCGTGCAGCATGAAATTGTCTACGGACCTGACGGGCGACCCGAAGGTTACTGAATCTCAACGCATCAAGTAAGGCTCCCTCGGGGCCTTTTTGCATTTCTGGAGTATTGAATGGCAGCAGGCGCAACATCTCTCATCGCGGCCTATATCCAGTCGATGGCGAACAACTCGCCGGCCGACAAATGGGGCAGCGATGCAATCAAGGCCGCCCTCATCACGGTGACCACGACCCCCTCCAAGACCGACAGCAATCCATGCTGGGGTGCCGGCGGCGCGCAGAACTACTCGACCAATGAGGTGACGGCTGGCGGCAACTATTCCGCGGGTGGCGTTGCCCTGAGCGGCACCACGGTAACCATCAGCAGCTCAACCGTTTCCCTGAACGCCACCAGTCCCATCAGCTGGGCCGCGAACGCCAGCAACCCGACAAACGCCCGCTGGGTGATCTTCTACGACAACACCACGGCGAACAAGGAGGTTTTGGGCTTCATGGATTTGGGGGCGACAACCTCTTTGGTGTCTGGCCTGCAGATCAACATTAACGGCGTGGCGAGTGGGACGCAGCCCCTGTTCCAGGGAACTTCCTAATGGCCCTGATTGACGAAATCCGCGCCAAGTGCAGCGCGGGGCTGATTGCCTCGGGCGACACGGTGGCGATTGCCGCCGCGGTGAATGCCGGCCGCGTCAAGCCCGGCACGCTGGAGATCGGCAACGGCACCATCCTGCAGACGCTGGGCCTGACTGCCGGCAACAACCTGCTGGACTTCATCCACGCTAACAACCAGTTCCGTTATGTGACGCCGCTGCTGGACCAGGGCCGGCTCATCATCGGCTCCTCACTTGTGCAGTCCACGCTGCAGTCGCTGGTGCCGGCGGTGCTGGTCCAGGCCGACTGCGACAAACTGTGCGCGCTGGGCCAGATGCCGGACCCCGTTTCCCAGGCCGACATAGACCGCGCCTGCTGGGGTGACAGCGGAAAGGTCTGGCAGCTATGACCACGACGTTCTCGCAAGCCGCTGCCGGCACACGTTCCACGCTGGTCGCTGGCACCACCTCAGGCCTGCGCAACCTAGCCAACAACACGGCCAGACTGGGCGCGGAGATCACGCCTGCTGCGGGGCCAGAGTTGTACACCACACCTCAGATGTACTCCAAATTCGGCGGCAATCCAACTGCCGGCGCGATTGTTTGGCAGTGCTGGATTTTGGAGGCCAAGTATGACGGCTCGGCTTGGCAATACCCGACCATTGGCGCCTCCTCAGATGGAAGTTCCACGGTTTACCCTGCTTGGGCGCCGGATTTTGTGTTCTTCTGGGATGGCGGCACAGCCCATGCCGGCGCCCCCGACATCATGCAGGCAGTGCCACGTGTCATTCCTCGGCCAGCCGGACGTTTTAAGGTGCTGGCTCGCAACGTGAGCGGGCAAACCACAGCGAACTCGGCAGATACCGACACGATCCTCTATGAGGTAGTTGGCAACGAACTGGGGACCTAAGCCATGGTGGTAAGGCGCTGGGACAAGTCCAAGCCGCCCACTGGTCCCTGGACTCTCAACAAAGACTGCCCTCAAGCTGAGGGGCTCGTTGCGTGGTTTCCATGGGGGCAGGCGGGACCGCTATGGGTTCCTGATCTCGCTGGCGCTTCCCATATCACTTTGGGAACTCAGCCGGCAATTACTCTGGGGTCAAACGGGGAGACTGTAGGTCTTTTCACGGCAGCGAGTTCTCAGTATCTAGAGGCCGCTTCGTCAGATGTCTCTGCGCTGCCACTCACGCTTGCTGCCTGGACCAGAACAACCGACACGAGTGCGCGCGTCTTGGCATGCGTTGGCACCAATGGTGGCAATGCCCGCTTCCAAATCCAAAATAATGCCAGCTTGGCATTCACTGGAAATGTCACTGACAGCTCCGGAGGCGGAGGCGGGATTTCCGGAGCCACGCCAGCGGCGGTTTCTGACACATGGAATCAAGTGGCTGTGGTTTGTACCACTACCACTGTTACCGCCTATTTGAATGGCACTGCTGGAAGCGCGACCACTTTGTCGACCGCCCCCAGCGGCATGAACCGCATCATACTGGGCGGCCGCAGAAATAGCGGTGGCGTTGGGGCGTTCTGGAACCAGTACATAGGAGAGACGGGGGCTTGGAATATAGGGGTTGACCCATCCATTCTTTTGCGGATGGCTGATCCCGGCAAGCGCTTTGAGCTTTGGTATCCGCTGCGGTCCAAGAAGTGGATGGTGGGGGCCGGTGGCGCTACGACTGTCAACGCCACTCCTGGCACATGGACATGGAGTGGAAACCAGTCTGACATTTTCACACTCCTAGCCGCGACTCCGGGCACTTGGAGTTGGAGCGGCACGACCGGCGCATTCACGCAGCTTGTCAGCGCGACGCCTGGGACTTGGAGCTGGGTCGGGACAACTGGGGCATTTACCCAACTCATCAACCAGACGCCAGGGACTTGGTCGTGGAGCGGAACGACTGCGACGTTCACGCAGTTGGTCAGCGCCATTCCTGGCACCTGGTCTTATAGCGGCACAACAGCCACTCTCAACCAGCTTTTTAATGCGACACCGGGCACCTGGACCTGGGCTGGCGTTGATGCGCAGATTGCCGGGACCGTCACCATCCAGGCCGCTGTCGGCACTTGGGGGTGGGTAGGTACAACAGCTGCGGTTCAAGCAACTGACCAAGGAAAAGTTGGCGGGGATGATGTTCCGCGCCGCATAGAGGTATGGACCTACAAGAAGCCCAAGCGGGTTGAGACGGTCGTTAAAAGCGTCATTAAGCAGGCGACACAGCAGGCTCCCACTCCTGCGGTCGTGAAGGCAATTGCAGCCGAAGTTAGGCCGGCATTCGATGTCGCCAAGTTTGAGGTGGAAAAGCAAAAGATCGTCGCCATGATTGTTGACCTGCAAAGGCAGATCGAGGATGACGAGTTTTTGCTCATGCTCTGAGAGGCACCCGAAATTCCTATCTACGAGTCACAGTGCCGCGAGTGTGGCGCAATGTTTGAATACATGCGGCCTGTTGCCCAGTGCCAGGACACCCCCTTGTGCTGCGGCACCAAGACCGAGAAGCAAATACGCTCCGCCCCGATGGGCATCGTTGACATTCCGGCCTATCAAAGCCCAGCCACCAACAAATGGATCACCTCGCGCAGTGAGCGCCGGGAAGACTTGAAGCGCGCAGGCTGCAGGGAGTGGGAAGGCATTGCCGCTGAGCGCAAAGAGGCCGCCAAGCGAAAGGCTGCCGATGAGCAGAAAAACGAAGCCGCTTTGGACCACGCTGTCCGCTCTGCTTGGCGCGACATGCCCGATAGCAAGAAAACAGAACTTTTGAATGCCACTTGAGGAACTATAAATGGCTTGGACAGAAGCTCAATTGAACGCCCAGCTCGATCCCACCGGGACCGACAAAAGCATTGACATCATTCGCCTGATCCCGGGGCCGACCGTCACATCGGTCTATGCCATCGGCATCACAGCGCCCTATGCCGGTTGCTGCGGCTGGTTCGACCTGACTACAGCCCAGACGGACGCGCAGGCTGCGTCCCAATTGCAAACGCTTCTGCAGGTCTAAATTCACGCCGGTCACCCGGCATTTAGCGACCGCTGAGAAGCGCCGCACCGTTCCTCTGGTGACGTGAGGGGACGGTTTGATGGAAACAAACCATGCTCACAGACGATGGGGCAACCCCCGTTGACGAAGTAGCCGCGCCGGAACTGCCGGCGCAAGAAGTGCCTGTCGCCCCGGAAAAGCCTACCGAACCCACCAGCATTGACGACACGATCCGCAACACCCTGCGCGACATCCAGGCCAGGAGCGGTAAGCAGGAGGCAATCCCCGAGACGCCGGAAAGCCCGGAGCAAAAGGCCGAGCGTCTGCGCAATGACAAGGGGCAATTCGCCAAGGGCGACACAGCGGAAACTGCCGCCGAGGCGACCGCAACAGAAACGCCGGCCACTCCTGAACCTGTCATCAAGGCGCCCAGTTCCTGGAAGAAGGGCGCCGCCGAGAAATTCGCCTCTGTTGACCCCGAGGTCCGCGCAGAGATTGAGCGCCGCGAAGGGGAATTCCACAAAGGCCTGGAGCAATACAAGGCCAAGGCCCAGTTTGGCGACGCGATGGAGCGCGCCATCACACCGCACCTTGATACGCTACGTGCGCAGAACGTCGCGCCGGACAAGGCGGTGGCAGAACTCTTGCAGGCCGACCGCGTTTTGCGGTATGGCACGCCTGAGCAGAAGCAAAAGTATTTTTCATTCCTCGCCCAGAGCTATGGGGTTGACCCCACGCAACTCACGGCGCAGGAAGCCGCACCCGTTGACCCGAACATCGCCGCGCTGCAAAAGCGCATCGAGGATCTGAGCGGGTACGTGCAGAACCAGCAATTGGTGAGTAAGCAGCAGCAGGAAAAAGCACTCAACAGTGAGATTTCCGCGTTTGCCGCTGATCCCAAAAATAGGCATTTCGAGACCGTCCGTAGCGATATGGCCGCGCTTCTACAAGCGGGCCTGTCCTCGACCCTTGCCGATGCCTATGAGCGCGCAATCTATGCCAACCCCACGACCCGGGCGCTAGTCCTTGCTGAACAGCAGGCAGCGGCACGGGCAGAGGCTGGAAAGAAGGCGCAGGCGGCAAAGCAGGCCAGCAGCGTGAATGTTCCACGTCGCCCCTCTCTGCCCGCATCCGAGCCCATAGGCACTATGGACGAAACAATCCGGTCTACCCTGCGCAAATTGCGCGGCTGACCAAATCTTTTAGGAGCTACGCAACATGGCCTCTCCCGGTCAAGGTTACTCTGCGGGCGCCTTTAACGTGTTCTCGGAATTGGTCACCACGACCTTCCGTACGCACCGCAAAGAAGTCGCAGACAACATCAGCAAACACAATGCGCTCTGGCGCAAGATGCAGGAGGGCGACCGCGTCCGCCTGGAAAGCGGTGGCCTGTCCATCGCCGAGCCGCTGGAATATGCGGCCAACTCGACATATCAGCGCTACAGTGGCTACGATGTCCTGAACATCAACGCCGTCGATGTGCTGACGGCTGCGGAATACCCATGGCGCCAGGTCGCCGTCAATCTTGCCGTTTCCGGCCTGGAAATGCGCACGAACAATGGCGAAGCCCGGATCATCAACTTCGTCAAGGCCAAGGTGCGCAATGCCCAGCATTCGTTCGCCAATGGTCTGTCCACGGACTTGTATTCGGACGGCACCGCAGCGAACCAGATCAACGGCCTGCAAGCGCTGGTGGCTGACGCCGGCACCGGCACCGTTGGCGGCATCAACTCCAGCACCTACGGCTTCTGGCAGAACGTTGTTCAATCCGCTGCAGCGCCGCTGCAGGGTGGCTCCGCCATTACGCCGTCCGCGACGACGATTGAATCGCTGATGCTGCCGCTGTGGATTCGCCTGACCCGCGGCATGGACATGCCCAACCTGATCGTCATGTCTGACGATTACTTCACGTTCTTCGAGCAGTCTCAAACCAGCCTGAAGCGCTACACCGCTGACCAGGACGGCCAGGGCGGCATGCTGAGCATGAAGTACAAGACTGCCGATGTGTTCTTCGACTCGTCCGGCGGCATCCCCGCAGCTCACGCCTACTTCCTGAACACCAACTACCTGAACTTAGTGGTTCACGAAGACGCCAACATCACCATGTTGGACGAGGTGGACTCCATCAACCAAGACGCCATTGTGAAGTCGATCATCTGGCAGGGCAACCTGACCACGAGCAACCGACTGCTGCAAGGCGTCATGAAAGCCTAAGGAGAAAACCACATGTTTTCCGCAACTTCTCCTGTCGCCGGCCACAACCCGTTCAACGACTGGTTTGTTCCCGACACCACGCAGCGCCACGTCCTGGGTCTGACGATCCCGGGCGTGGACCCCTTCTGGGGCACTGGCCGCTTCATCTATGTCAAATCCAATGACGCCATCCTCAAGGGCTCGCTGGTGACGTGGGATGAGGCCTATCTGGGCACTCTGCTGCCCAGCACTGCAGGCCAGGGCTTCCAGTTCGGCGTGGCCATGAACGCCATGGCTTCCGGCACCTACGGCTGGCTGCAGATCGAAGGCCGCTGCGTCTACAAGACGAACGCGACCGTCGCTGCTGACACCGCTGTGGCCGTGGCTGCAGCTGGCATTGCCGGCACGCTGGCCAACGGCAAGCAGCTGGTGAACTGCCGCAACCGCATTGCCGCCACCGGCACCAAGACCTTCACGGCTACCACTTACAACGGTACCAACAAGATCGTTGTGCCTGGCGGCTATGACGGTGTGTTCCTGGGCATGGCCTTGTCCGGTACCGGTGTTGGCGCTTCCGCTGTGGCGGCTGCGCTGGACCCGGACGGCAAGACCATCTACACCGGCACCGCAGTCGGCACGGCATCTGGTGCGAACCAGACCGCCACCGGCAGCATCACGCTGACCGGCACCTACACGGGTTATGGCTCCGCCATCATCAACAACCCGTTCGCCCAAGGCCAGATCGTCTAACGACTGACCCTCTCACGCAAGCGCCCTCCCAAAAGGAGGGCGTTTTGCTTTGGGGCCTCTCAAAGCAAAGCGCTACCGCTTGCAACCGGAGAAAACTCTCATGTCGAACCCCCTGGAACGCGTTCCCTATTTCAACTTTGCCAATCGCGAGGTCGGCGAAGACCGGCCGGCATCCCTCCAAAAGGGCTACCCCGTTCCGCTGGTGAAAACCTTCATCCTCATCACGCCGCACGGCCACCGCGGCGACCCGATGGAGTTCATCGCCGAAGATTTCATCGCGCGCAAGACTGAGGAGTCGCGCAACGGCCGCTACAACCATCAATGGGTGGAGGAGTTCAAGGCCGGCATGAAGGCCTTCCTGGAAGGCAATGAGATTCCGCGCAGCGGCACGCCATTGGCTACATGGGGGCGTTTGCTGAAAAGCCGGCGTGAGGCCCTGTCCAAGATATTCCCAACGGTTGAGGACTTGGCGGCCGTGCCTGATTCCGGGCTTCAACAAATCGGCCTGGACGGTCGCATGATTCGAGACATGGCCGCGGCCGAAATCCAGGCCATGAAGGACTTGTCACCTGTTGTGCGCGAGCTGGCCGAGGCCAAAGAGGACAACCGCCGCAAGGACGAGCAAATCGCGGCCCTCAACGACAAGCTCGCCAAATTGAGCCTGCGCTTGGACACCCTGGAAGAAGACGCACCGCGCCGCGGCCGTCCCCGTAAGGAAGCCGAGGCAGCCTGATGCAAACCTGCCTGCAGATCATCCAGAGCGTTTGCCGGCGCATTGGCATCACCGTGCCCGGCGCGGTGGTGACAAACCCGGACCTCCAGATTCAGCAGTTGCTGGATTTGTCAAACGAGGAAGGTCAGGAGCAGGCAGACCGCTACCAATGGCAGGCCTTGCAGCGCGAGGCCACCTTCACTACCGTCGCAGCCCAGGTTCAGACGAATCTGGATACGCTCACTCCGGGCTGGCGCTACATCGTCAACGACACGATCTGGAATCGCAGCCTGCGCCGCCCAGTCTATGGGCCGCGCTCGCAGCGCGACTGGCAGCAGCAAAAGGCGATGCAGATTGCTGGGCCGTTAAACAGCTTCCGCATCATTCAGGATGCGGTCAACTTCTACCCGGTCCCGCCTGCGGGCCAGACATGTGCTTTCGAGTACATGACCTCCTATTGGGTGTCTGGCACGAACGCCACCCAAACCTGGATGGCCGACACGGACGTGCCGGTATTGGACGACCAACTACTGACACTGGGAACGATCTGGCGGTGGAAACAGGCCAAGGGCTTGAACTACGCCGAGGACTTCGCAAAGTATGAACGGCGTATCGCTGACATCATGGCGCGCGACGCCGCGAAGCCCATGCTTGATATGGGCGGCATCCATGACTCCATCAAGCCGGGAGTTTTTGTCCCGGCCGGGAATTTCGGGGTGACCTAATGGGCGGAAAGCGTGGCTCAACGTGGACTAAATTCTCTTCTCTGCAGGAGAGATTTGAAGACAAATTCGTTAAGTCCGATGGATGCTGGGAATGGAAGCGAATATCAAACGGCGACCATGGATATGGAAGTTTTAACCTTTCAGGAATTCGACCGACGCGCTCACATAGAGCGGCATGGCAAATTTACAAAGGCCCAATACCGGACGGTCTTTTCGTTTTGCACCGGTGCGACAACCGACGCTGTGTAAATCCTGAACATTTGTTCCTTGGGACAAACGCAGACAACATGGCCGATATGAAGGCAAAGGGGCGCGCATTTCGCATGCCTGGCGAGTCTCACGTTTTGGCAAAACTCACCGAGTTGGATGTACTGGAAATACGGCAGAGAATAAAGGCCGGCGAGTACCAGCAGCGCATTGCCGATCTTTTTGGGGTCAGCAATCAACTCATTAGTGCAATAAACACAAAAGCGGCATGGGGGCATATCTAAGTGCGCCAGCCACAGCAGCAGCGTTCTCAGCAGCAGCATTCGCAGACTACGAGCGTGCCTGCGCCGGTTGGTGGCCTGAATGCCCGGGACTCTCAAGCCGAGATGCCGCCGACTGATGCGGTGACGTTGGTCAACTTCTTCCCGACACCTACCTCGGTCGATCTGCGCAAGGGCTATATCAACTGGGTGACCGGCATCGACTCGCATGTCGAAAGCCTGATGACCTACAACAGCGCGACGACCTCTAAGCTATTTGGAGCTGCTGGGACGAAGTTCTACGACTTCACGTCGCAGGGCGCTGTGGGCGCTGCGGTGGTGACTGGACTGTCGAATGCGAGATGGCAGCATGCCAATTTCGGCACGGTAGCGGGTCAGTACCTCTACTGCGTTAATGGCGTCAACGATCCGCAGTTGTACAACGGCTCAACCTGGCAAGCGGTCAATGCCGGGTCCGCCCCAATTGCGATCACTGGCGTCACGACAAACACCTTCATCAGCATCAATGCCTACAAGAGCCGCCTGTATTTCATTCCCATCAACTCGCTGTCGTTCTGGTATCTCCCGGTGAGCCAGTTGGGCGGAGCTGCCGCTCAGTTTGACCTGACGCCCTACTTCAAGCTAGGCGGCTATTTGATGACCATGGCGACCTGGACGGTGGACAGTTCCGGCGGCGTTCAGGAATACGCGGTATTCATCACGTCGCAGGGCGAAGTGGCAATGTATGCAGGCTCTGACCCTTCCAATGCATCCAATTGGGCATTGCAAGGGGTTTTCCGGGTAGGCAGGCCGGTGGGGCGACGCTGCACGATCAAGGTCGGCTCAGACATTCTCGTGCTGAGCGCCGACGGCATTTTCCCGCTGTCCAAGGCGCTGCTGACCGACCGCAGCCAGACTCACGATGCCATCAGCGACAAGATAGTTCACCTGGTCAGCAATGACATTCAGAACTACCCGTCCAACTTCGGCTGGGAAATGATTCTGTATCCGATTGGCAATAAGCTGATATTGAACGTCCCGCAGTCGGTCAACTCGATCCAGTATCAGTATGTGCAAAACACCATCTCCGAGGCATGGTGCGTGTTCAATGGGTGGAATGCCAACTGCTTTGCAATGCTGGGAGACGACCTCTATTTCGGTGGGAACCTCCAGGCGACAGCAAATTCGTCTTTCGTCGCCAAATGCGATGTCGGGTACTCTGACAACGGCGCCTTCATCAATGGTGAGGTGAAGACGGCCTTCAACTATTTTGGCGCCCCGGGTCGCATCAAGAGCATGAAAATGATCCGGCCCGTCATCAATACTGCCGGCACGCTCGTTCCAGCCATTGGCATGGACATGGACTTCGCCGACAAGCCGCCGCCAGGAACTCCCACGTTCACGTCGGCCGGCGGCACTCTGTGGAATTCGTCGCTGTGGAACACCTTCGGGTGGGGCGACGTGACGAACATCAAGCAAACCTTTCAAGGCGCCTATGGCGTCGGATATACGGCCGCGCTCCATATGAAAGTGGTGAACAACTTCTCCGCTCTGCAATGGTTGTCAACTGACTATGTGTATGAATACGGTGGAGTGATCTGATATGGCAGATGGATTGTTGAACAGTTCAGGCGGCAATCCCGCGGCGCAGACTGGAACCGGGCCGAATGGCGAAGCTTGGCTGAATCCCGATGGCACCATGAAGGATTTGGGCGTCTCGGCATCTCTGGGCAACGGGGGGGCCAATGCAAATGGCTCTGGTGGCTCCTTGGCTTACCAGGGTTCGAGTTACCAGGGTGCCCAGCCCGGGATGACCTGGAACGGCAAAAACTACGTCCAAAACGCAGGCAATGCGCCTGCGGGCTATGGGTATGACGCCAGCGGCAATCTCTACCATCTCGGCACGAACACCGGCGCCATGAGCGGCGCGGCTGCTGGGACCGCGGGAGCGGGAGCAGGTGCTACAGGGACCGGCTGGGACAATCCCAACGACGCCCAAAAGCAGCAAGCCCAGCAGTTCCTGAGCGCCGTACAGCAGAAGTGGGCCAGCGGCGACCAGCAGGGCGCGCGCGACATGTACAACCAAATGCAGGGAAAGCTTGGCTTCACTGATGACCAGTTTTCAAAAGCGATTGGAGGCGGGTACACCGGAGACGCCATTGGCGGCTGGAAAAATGGCACTTCTGGGCTGAATGGCGGTGGCACTGACGGCACGAAAAATGGCACAGATGGGAAGACTCAGCAGCTCACCGACCCGCTGAACACCATCAAGAGCAACGTGGACACGTCCAATGTCCCGGGCCTTGTCGGCGGCGCAGATCTACTCACTGCGATGCAGAACGGCCAGAACTCCGCGTTCCTGCAGGCCAAGTCGCGCCTCGACCCCCAATGGGCGAATGCTCAGCATGATCTGGAGAACCAACTCACGCAGCAGGGCATTCCTCAGGGCTCCGACGCCTGGAATCGGGCAATGAGCGAGTTTGGCCGGAACAAGAACGACGCCTACTCCAGCGCCTTCAACAATTCCTGGAACAATGGGCTGGCCAGCGAGGGCCAGTTGTTCGGCCAGGGCCTGGCGTCGAATCAGAACGCCTATGGGCAGGCGCTGAACAACGCCTCCTTCCACAATGCCGCCCAGGGCCAGAACTTCACGCAGGGCCTTCAAGGCAACCAATTGGCGCTGGCCCAGGCGCTGCAGGCTCATAACATCGGCCTGCAGGATGCCCAGTTCGGTCTCGGCACGCAACTGCAGCAGTTCAATGAGGGCCTAGCCACTCGCCAGCAGAACTACACCGAGTACCGCGATGCTCTGAACCGGCAGACGGGCGCCGACAACAGCACCAAATCTGGCCTATTCGGCTTAGGCACTGCGGCGCTGACAAACCCGACCGTCCTCAATTGGC